ATGAAAAAGAAACAAGCAATTACTATTCTTGCTAGCATGGAAACATACGAAAACTTAGTATCTTTTCAAACCCTCAAGGAATTAAATGAAACTGTACGTGCATATAAAAAGCAATTTGCTGATCAATTAAATAAAAACCAATTAGCTGTACTCAATCACTTACATAGCTATTCTTCTAAATACTTTGGTGTTTCTTTTAAATTAAAAAAGAAAATTGCGGAAGCACTTCATATTAGCCGTAGAACGGTTATTCGTGCATGTCAACATTTAGAGTCACTTGGTATCATTAAACAACTAGAGATGAAACGCCCAAGTGATATGAGACAAACGAGCAACATTATTGTTATTCAGCCTATCATTGTGAAAGAACAAATTGTCACAGAAGACCTTACTAAAAATGCTGAAATTTGTCACACCAAGAAAACAACTACTAAAACCTTAAAACAAAAGATTAAAGATATACATAAACTTAAAGAAGAAGTTTCGCAATCTTTTCAACATGATTTAGACTTCATTGATTACCGTGTGCCACAATCTATGCGTATGGAATTACAAACTGCTTTTGACCCTACAATAATTAATGAGTCTTTCAAAAATGCTAGAAACATTGCACAGAAGGCTGCAAAACAATTTAATTTACTAGCGGATACAGATGTATTTCACAACCTTCTTGCGAATGCTTCTTCCGCTTTGTACTCTAAAACACATAAAAACGAGCATAACGGAAAATTAATAAAAAATCCGATTGGCTACTTTACTCGAACTTTCAAAAAGATGGTATATAACTACATTGATAGCTTTAGAGAGATACATAATCTTGCAAACCGTAAGACAAGTGCATGCACTTGTGATGGGATATTTTATAATTGGCTAGAGGTTGATGGCTCAAAAATACCTTCCACAAATAAAACAAACAACTCTTTTGCTCCAGGCGTATATTATAAAATCTCTAAAGAAGAAGCTGATGAAATGGGCTTGTATTAAATACTGAAGATTATCAGGGTAGGTTTATAGTTTGTATATCCCAATTAAATTTGAAATTATTTAATTATTTATCATTTCAGGTATTGTATAATAATTTTAAGAAGGGAATTTATGAAACATACTGCTGTATGGGTACCTGATTGTATTTTCGCGAGCCTTTCTTTTCATTTATTCTACTAATCCTTAAAGCCCATGTTTATTAACCTTCCATTGAGAAGAGCAGAAAGGAGAATGGTATGCAAAAATTCAAAGAATACGACTTGGCCTACATTTGCTATTATTCAGAGAGAATAGAGCTACCAGCTATTGCTGCTGGCTTTTCACAACCAATTACAACTACTGTAATACATCATACCCTTCAAGAATTAAATAATCAGGGACTATTTGATTTTTATAAGAACACCTATAGAGAAATGTTGGAAGAACAAGGAGAGTAGATATATATGCTTACAAAACGGGAGTTTGAACGTTTTGCATCGGATAAAAAATGTATTGAACGTGCTTTAGTAATGTGGAAGGAATGGATGAGTAAGAAAAAGGCTTATACCGACGATCTTGCTGCTCAAGGTACGATGTACGTTGTCAATCATATGAAATTACGAGATCATCAAGTTTCTCTAATCTTCGATTTTTTTGATGAGTACTTAACTTTGTTAACTCACGGGGAAGACCAAGCTGAAGCTTTTTATAAAACCATTATGAGGATGTAATAATCATTCCCCACGCATATATTAAGAATGTCATCGGAGAATCCACAAAGGAAAAGACACTTTCAACAAGGAGAATGTCTTTTCCTCATATTCCAGCATGTTACTACATAAAATAAAATTAACACGTTCCTCTTTTATAATAAGTATCCTATGTAACCAGAGCACTCCTCAAGAGTACTCTGGTTTTTATTTTCAATTTTAATAAAACTATTATTTTGCAAAAAAAAATCTTTGCTATTGTACACCTTATACTCTAGTGCACCACCAACTGTTATCCTTCATCCATTGCACGAACTCGGACAGCCCTGATTCGTGCAATCCCCCCTAGTAATGTCCCCAGATCCACCCGCTATTTACGAGCCCGTGCATATTCTAATCGTTTCTTAAATACTTCGATATCCGAGTACCCTCCTGTTTTCACGCAAATACCATTTTATTAACGGGTTCTGTTAGTTTGCTAACAGTTGTAATTTAATTGATAAATATAACACAAAATATTCAAATAACTACCTGTAACCACCTGGAAGCTATGATTTTAAAGGGAATATTCGTTGAATTTCGCTGTTTTTTGTTTTCTGAAAGGTATTTATTTTTATAGCTTTATGTATTAACATTTAATTATGCTAGAAAATACCAGTAAAACAGCATAAATAAGGAAAAGGGTTGGGATAAAAAATGAAGACTATATTAAGAAATATTGTATCAATGGCTCTTGTACTCGCTTTGTTTACAACTTCTTTCGCTGGAATCTCCAAAGCTCAAGAGATTAATAGTGAAGAAGAAAAATTAGTACAAGAAGTAGCTGCTCAATTGAAGTTTGTTATGGAAGAGGCTGCAATTAAAGATAAACACGGAAGAGTAGTAGATATTGATATTGATATGATAGAAAGCAAATATGGTAAAACTGAAGAATTAGAACAATTGAGACAAGAAATCCAACGTGTAAATACACCGCCTGGCTATGAGGATCCATTCAAACAAGAAACAGAAGCTGTAGATAGATGTATAGAAAGAAAACTTATAGCAAATTATGTAGAATTTCTATCAGTAGGTTTTTTAGGTTCTATTATTGCTAATATTACTAACAAAGAATATGAATTAGCAGCTAGAAAAATGATAAAATTAGGCGTCAAAGGTAATTTAGTTAGTTTAGCTGGTCAACTTGCATGGTATTTTGGTACATGTTTATATGAAGAAGAAGGCTGGACTGGAAAAACTTGGTGAGTGATAAAAAACAACCTCTTATTTTCTAGAGGTTGTTTTTTTTGAAGAAAATAACCACATCATAATTTCAAAAAACACTACTATAAATAGTGTTTTTATAAGGTTTTCAAACCAATTAAATTGATTATGATTTGCAAAGTTAAAAGCTAGCAATAGAATATACAGTAGGACTATAAAAATTAACGGTCTCTTATATGTGAAACTCAAATTATTCACCCCTTAAATACTTACTTAGGAAAGTTACCTTAATACTATGTTAACTCAAAGCGCAATCACTTTCTATTTTTTTCTATATTTCTCTACATTTTCAACATTTCTAACAAAACATCACTTTAAGCATATTTTTATTTACCAAACTATTCTTTTGTTTTATTTCAAGTAATCATAATACCACTTGCGTTCATCCAACCATGCTGTGAACTTATCAATATTTCTAGATGGATAACCATTCGTTACAGCATAACCAATACCATCTTTTTGAACAACAATCTGTCCGTCAACGCCTGCATCAACCATCGCTTGGGATAAAACTTGTAAATTACTAAATCCTACGCCTCCAGTTTTCACTTTAATCAATTGAACTGTACCTTCTGCGCTTACTGAGCCACTTACAGTTTCTCCTGTAATTGCATAAACAATTGAATTAGCAATCTTATCTACACTCCATTTAGCCATATCAGCATCATTATCGATAAATCCAAGTTCTATTAGGATCGCTGGTGCCTTTGTATTCGCAAGAACATAAAGTTCTTTGCGCTCTTTAGCACCACGATTAGACCACCCGATATCTTTTGAAAGTTGAGCCGACACTTTTGCTGCTAACGCTTGTTGGTCATAATAACAAACTTCCACACCATTTGCTGTTCCGTTATAAGCATTTAAGTGGATTGAAATAACCAGGTCGACACTGTGCGAATTACAATTACGAACAATATTACTCAAGTTTTGCGCCTGCGTTGAACCAGTTTCATCTGTATCGTCATAAACTGTATGCCCTAAAGTTCTTAACTTAGCTGCAACCGCATCTTTCACCTGACGATCCATAACGTGTTCCTTACGCCCTCCATAATTAGCACCTTGTACAATACTATTGTGACCACCATGTAAGCTATATCTCATTATTGAACATCTCCTCTTTTTTTCTCTTCTTGTTTTTGTTTGCCACCCAAAATCTCAACTGCATTTGTTAAAGCTTGCGGGAGTGGAATACCCATTCGTCCAGCATTTTCTAAAAGTGAAAGTAACTCATTACCCATGAAGAAGAAAATAGTCGCTTCACGGATTGCACTGTTACTTCCAAGTGCTGAATCTAGTTGAGCGGCCGCTCCGACCAAAAGAAAAAGCACCACCTTTTTGGCGATGCCTTTGAAACCAACTTTGCTTTTTAATTCTCCGTTATATCCTGCTGCAATCATGCCAGTTAAATAATCAATAACTGCCATCGTCACTAAGATTTTCAATGTTGCATCCCATCCTCCTAAGAAATACCCACAGAAGCCACCAAACGTAGCTATAAATGCTTTCAGTAATACATCAATACGATCCATCTTTTCCTCTCCTTTTTAAGCTGCAAAGTAACTTGGATCCATTCCAAATATTTCTGCAATATCTTCTTCACTTCTATCCTTCAGATATGATTCAGTAATTGAAATATCAGAATGGTTAGCAAGCGATTTTAATTTTTCAAGTGGAACACCTTGTACTTTTAAATTATCTAATCTGCTGTGACGGAAACAGTGAGGATTGATTTTAAATTCCTTACCTTCCTTTTCGTTCAGCATCTTAGCGAATATCTTGCACCAGTAGTTAAATACGCTCTTATTTAACGTTTTTCGCCCACCATTCTTATAAACACGCACAAATAAATCTGGAATAGTATCCTTACCACGTTGATTCATATATAAACGAATGCATTCCTGCACTCGGGGATTGTAATATAATCTAAACTTCTTACCGCGTTTTCCTCGGACCCGTGAACCCACATTAAATTCATAATTGTAATCATCATCATCCGCACAAAATTCTAATGCGGACCTTAATGCACTCATTAATCCATTTACACGTGCATTAGACATTCCCATGTCTTGAAAAATAATAGATAGATTTCGAATGTCTTTACGTGTTAATTCAATCAGATTTTTATTTTCGAAGTGTTCATGTATTAGAAACAAAATAATTCGTAAATCCCAATTGTATTGCTGTAAAGTGCTTGCCGCTTTTCCTTGTGCTTTCTTTTCAATAAGAAAATCTTTGACTAGGTTTTTATTTTCTTGGCTAACATGCTTTTCATAAATTGCTTGGTCTACTATTCGTTTCACACTAATCATCTCCTCAAAAATAAAAGAGAAGCGAAATTGCTCCTCCTGATCTATGAATTGAATTTTTACTCAAAGCCGTATTTTGTTAAAAAAGTGATACTTGCCTCCTTCTTTATACGAGATAATTGATTGAAAAATGAATAATTTTATCAGTAGTGATGTTGTATATTCTTACATTCCCGCCAGTTTCTATATTAAATTCACAGATAGAATACGGCGGACCCGCAATAATCACAACATCGGTTATTTGTTGAGCTGGTCGCAATGCAGTTGGAATATTGAATACAACTTGTCCCTCTTTTATATTCTTTAAAGAACCTATAACAGAAACTTGGTCGCCATTTCGTTTCGCTCTAGTAACTTGTCTTCCTTCAACATTGGAAGCATTCCCTGTGTTGATTGACATCTGTATCCATCCTGTATCAGTGGCCTGTTTAATTGTCCCATCTGTTCGAAATATTACTCCTTTGGACCAATCCCAAGTATCCCCTTGTTCTTTTGTGGAAGGAGCGAAAATCAGCTCTCCTTGCGCCCCTTTGTGAAAAACCGTCTTATAAGAACGACTTCCTAATACAATTGCATTATCACTCTTACATTCAAGTAATCCATTTATGATGTCGCCAGCTTTCTTTAGAAGATTATCTGCAAAAACATGGAATACCCCAGTAGGCGATTTTTCAAACAATACTTTATTATTTTTCCAATCTTTTAAATATAATTGACCATCCGAGACCCCTACAAGACCCATATCTAACACTTTATCCTCACTATTGAATCCAACTCCGACATTTGAACCGAGTGTCGGCCTCATTGTTAGATAGCCTGTCATCATCCCACCTGACCGCTTTACGACATCCGCTTTATCAACCGCCTGCTGCAAAGCATCTATCTGTTTCTTGAGCTTATCAAACTCTGAAATATAATTTTCTATTTTGATATTTCCCTCTTTTACATCACGTCTTAATGTAATCCGAATATCTGGTGTACTCATTCGTTCTGTACTTTTTTCCATCACAAAATAAGCTGTCCAATCATCCGATGTGGAAGCAGCCTGCGAGGACAATGTGTATGAGAATACGCCATTCTTTGCATCAATAATTTCGGCATCGTCTCGAACGAACTGTCCAATTAGATTAATTGCTTCATATTTTACTGCATACCCTGTTAGATCAACAAGTTGCCCCTTTTCTCTTACATATACTGTAATCTTCAATCCGTTTTTATCATTTTGTCTCGAACGAATTGTTTTGGTAAACACAGGATCTGCTAAATCTATCATAATTTCCTCATTTCGCATGACTACACCTCTTTCTATCTACTCCTTTTTACGTGTCTGGTCGGTCTTCTCTGACGTTTTACTCTGTTCCTATGCTTTACGTTTCCTTTAGGTTTTAATGCTTCTAATTCTTCCAATCTAGCATCCGTTTTGATCACATATTCTTGAAAACCACTTGTCAATTGTGAAAGCATCCCGTATAGGCCTACACCATTTTCCTCTGACTCTTTTGGAATAACTAAACCGTAATGTGTAGGAATTGCCTCTGTGGTAATTGTCGGCTCTTCTTCTTTACGATTCATACGCATCTCATACAGTTGTGGAATATCAGTTTTTAAATTGTACTGTTTAATTTCCCATTCCATTACCTTTTCAAGTAAGCTGGATGTAATAGGCCGGATATTGGTTTTATAAGTTTCTTTAGAAGAAACTTTAAAGTCTGAAGCAATTACTCCTTGATAATAGGATCCAAGTGCTGTTTTTATTTGAATATAACCATTTTCGTAACTTGAATTTCGTATCATCGCATTTGGAAGTATGATATCTGTATCTCCTCCAGATGATGCCCCAATACTCGCAATCCAATTGTCATTACGATAAAAACGGAACTGGTCTTTGACTTTAAACCTCATATCACTTTGAGCATTTAAAACAATCATCTTATCAGCATCAAGCATTGCATTCCCTGTTTGCGAAAAATATAAAGAAGCTGCATTCAAATACCCATTGCCATCGAGTCCTTTTGTAATCCCAACTCCACCAGACTTAACACTTGCATCTGAGAATTGATACAACATGATAGCACCGTTTGCACCTGTTTGATCTGAGTCGCCACCTAGAATAAAAGTAGGCTGTATTTCATTCCTACTATTTTTGTAATAGCCAATAAACGCCCTTACTTTCGAAGACTCATACAGACGAATGAATTGTTTGGATATATTTACAAAATTAGCGGAATTAGATGTTTTCAAAGTTGATCCTGTTATTTCTCCACCTTGCACAAGATTCCCACTTAATGTACCAGCGGTAATAAAATCAGCAACAATTCGTCCATCACTTGTAATCGCTGTGCCATACGGACCATTCACACCTGTGAAGGAATAACCTAATCCATTTAAGTTCCATTGCCAAACATTTTTTGCAGTATTTTCATCCTTCGTATCCATAATTAAAATACGCTCTGGATAAATACGAACATGCCCTCCGAATCCAGAGTTAATTAAGCTCGTGGCATTTGCTTTTGCTGCATCCAAAATAGAGCCTGGCATATGGGATAACTCTTCTTGTACCAAATCAACCCTACCGGAAATGTCCGTAAAGGACTCTTTATAGTTACCAAGAGTAATACTGTTATATTCTTTTTTTAGAGGATCGTATTTATAACCTATCACTTTAGCCTTAATATATATACCATCTTTAGCATGTTCTACCGTTACTGTATCCCCCATCCATACACGTTGTAATACTTGGTAATTTTTATACTCTTCTGTTTGTGATAACTCTTGAAATTCAACTTTATATGTCGCTTTTGGTTGGTCTATATGATTCACATCATACATTGCTTTTGATTCTTCTCGAAGACGCCTATACGCCTCTTCTAATGGAATAGCATCTTCATCATTGACATAATCCCCTACAGCTGCCTTTATATGCTCAAATTCCACAACCTTTATCTTAGGAAATGGGTACTTATTGATAAGAGGACTATCCACATATTTTTCAGGTAATAATAACCCATCAAATCCTTTTGGCATGATTTTGGTTACTGGGCTTTTCCAATCCACATGACCTTCGTATCCCAATAAATTCTTTTTATGTTGAATGACTACTCCTCTATCTCTCCCGCGATTTTGCAACATTTCTACATCGAAATTATCCCGCTTTAGCTCCCCACCCCAACGATTGATGAAAGTGTTATCTTTCCCCGTGTCTAAAATGGCTTCTACTGGATTTTTTCGAACAAGTCGTGCACTTGCAATGGTAGGTATATCCGAATAAAAATGAAAAGGATGCTTGTACTGGCATCCTTTTGACATACGATCCATAGCTCCATTTCCATTTGTAGTTTGAATAAATATATCTTCAATTAAGTTTTCAGTTAAATCATAGAAGATATGATAGCACTGTACCTTCAGTTCTCCCATGCTCGTACTCGGTATGGTCACCCTGAATAATTGATCTCCGTCAGGAGTAGGTGTTTTAACAATACACATCCCTTCTATTTCTAAGCCATGTGGTGCAAAGAGAGGATAATTAAATGTAAATGAATATAAACCATTCGATATTTCTTCAACTTCTGCCTCATAAATATAAGCATCCAGAACAGCAATCCCATTATGCGTAAAATCCGTTTCATTCGGTTTATATAAAGTAATCATAAATATCTCCACCGTGGTTGAATGGTTATTGATTGAATTGCACCTGACCACTCTATTTTATTTTCTCCTATTTTAAATACAGGGAATTCTCCTATCATTTTGTCGTTCATTGGTATTGTATTGTTGTACGCTTCTAATACTTCTGAATCTATAACAACAGAACCATTTACATCTTTCAGTTGAAAAGAAACGTCATTAATCGTTATCCGAAAAGTACCATTCCCTACAATCATCATTTTGGGATCAGATTCAATCGTACCGGAATTATAAATCATTTCCGGTTTATAGATTGTTACTTCGATATCTTCGGCATACTCAAAAGGATCAAGTGTAAATGTCACATCGAATTCCCCATACTCTTCAATTTCATTATTGATATCATCTATTTCCACATGTTTAACTTTTCTAAATACATCATCATCGGAGAATGATAATATTTTTCCATTTAAAAGCCACACCTTAATTCGGCGTACTAACGGTTTAATGTTTTCATCCTCTAAGATATTAAACTTAACTTTCATTACGACATCTTCATATGCACCTTTCTTTGTTAGTGAGCCATTTCGGCCTGGCACATCTATTTTATCGATCTTTTGTTTAGCCGTTGGAATATGAGGGCGATCTACCATCGATAGTTGAAAATCACTTGCCAAAAACTCGTCTATTCTAATATCTAACAAGGTTATCTCCTCCCTATCCCTAAGTTTAATTCACGTCCACGTTGAGCAAACCAATTATCAGCTTTTTCAAACATTTTATCTAAATCTTTATCATTTTTAACCGTCGTATTAAATGTAACTTCGTTTTTGATTTCTTGTGGTTGAGACTTCACAACAGTAATACCAGCTGAATTCGCTAATGTGTTCCCCGCCAAATCTGGTAAATTAGAAAGTATTCCGCCACCGCTCATTGTTTTATTTATTTTACCTATAGCATCTCCTAGAACGCCTCCTGAAAATCTTTGAGCGGTTAAAGGAGCAACACTTCCTTACACTTCTTACTAAACTCATAGGTGCTACAGGAGCTGCTGTAGGAGCTCCTGCATTAAAAGAAAAGGCAGGGGATGCACTTCGACCCTCTACAGTTATGCTCGCCGAACTAGCGAATGGATTTAGTTTATTTAGAATACTACCAGCTTTATCCCACGCACCTGATATTTTATCTACAACTTTTCCAATCCATTTACTAATTCCATCGTATAAATCTTTAAAGAAACCAATAACACTGTTTATCGGTCTCGAAATGGATTGCAATACGCTAGATATAGTATCCCAGTTTGATAAGATCTTATCTTTAATCCAATTGAAAACGCTAGTTGCGCTCGATTTCAAATTATCCCAATGACCAGTTACACTAGAAACAATACGATTCCATACTCCTATTGTTAAAGATTTCACTACATTCCAAGCTCCATCAATTCTACTTTTCACTTCATTTACTGCATTACTTATATTTGAAGTTATCGTATTCCAAACACTAGAAATTAACGATGTGATTTCATTCCATTTACTTGTAGTTGTATCTTTAGCTGAATTCCATCCACTCGTAACGGTATCTTTCGCTTTATTTATCTCGTCGTTAATATACCCAACAATTTCATTCCAAGCATCAGAAATAAACGTCGAAACTGCGTTCCACGCTTGCGATGTTATATTTGATACATAATCCCAACCTTGCTGTATTTCAAATTTGATAGGACCCAAAAACGCATTTACAGTATCAGTTATCCATTGCCATGCTTCACTGATTATATTAGTAATCCAATTCCACGCCGTACTAGTTGCACTTGTAATTGTATTCCACAATTCTGTAATAGTATTAACTAACATATCTCTATATTCTGTAAAAGTAGAGGAAATAGCATTCCACGCTTCTTCAATATAAGGCTTTATCCATTCCCAAAATTGATTAACTGGTTCTTTTATTAATTCCCATCCTAAAATGAAAGCTGTTAATAACAATCGTAAAGGGAGTGTTATGATATTAAACAAAATATCCCAAGCTGTTTGTGCAACTTCTTTTAGACCTTCCCAAAATGCAGAAAATCCAGATTTAATGCTTTCCCATGCATCATTACAAACTTGCTTAAATGAATCCCAAGTACTAGAGAGCCAATCGATCGTAGCTGTCCACATATCATTAGCTATAGTACCGACTTCAGACCAAAAATTATTCCAAATATTTTTAAATTCTTCCCACTGTTGACCAAACCATTGTCCTATCGCATCCCAAGCCATTTGGATTGATTGAGATATGTTATCCCAACCTTTAGAACAAGCATCTGACACTTCTGTCCACATTTGAGACATCCAGTTAGTGAATTGACTCCATTTCTCTTTTAGCCAATCAGTGATTCCTCCCCAGTTATTGAATATAGCAATTACCGCAACTACAATTGCGATAATTCCTACTATAGCTGCAACTACTGCCGCTACCGGAGCCCCAACAAAGGCAGCTATTACAGTTACAACTATTCCTATAGCTTCAGCTATACCGCTGATCCACCCGATTAAAGTTCCGATAAAACCAATCACAGATCCTATGGCTGTTATTATCGTTCCTACGGCGGATATGACTGCGCCTATAACTATCAATACAGGACCAATCGCTGCCGCTAACGCCGCAATGACCACAATTGTTTTCTTAGTTTCTGGATCGAGTTTAGAAATCCAATCCATTAATTCTTTTAATTTTTCAACAACAGGCATTAACGCAGGTAATATTTCAGTCCCGAATTGTACGGCTAAAGTATGAAGTGTTTGTTGTAATTCTTTGAATTTATTTTCCGGTGTGTTCTCCATTTGTTCAGATAAATGTTTAACCTCTCCAGTAGCATTCCGGGCATCATCAGACATTTTTTTAAGTTTTTCGCCGCCGCTATGAACAAGTATTTGCCACGATGCTAAATGTTCTTTACCGAATATTGTAGCGATTGTAGCGTTTTGTTGTTCTTGTGTCATTCCTTGTAAACCGTGTTCAAGTTCGTCCATGACTTGAGGTAATTGTTTCATTTGTCCGTTTGCATCAAATGCACTGAATCCCATTTTCGCCATAGCTTTAGACATAGCCTTTGTTGGCTTAGTTAAGTTAACGAAACCAGATTTCAAAGCCCTTGCCGCTACAGACGCTTCAATACCATTAGATTGTAATAAACCTACAGCAGAAGCGGTTGTTGATAAATCTTGTCCAGCTGAATTTGCAGTTGGCCCGATAATTGACATTGCTTCTGTTAGAGAATGAACGCTAGCTTTTGTGTGGTTAGCTGTATAAGCGAATATGTCAGCCATCTTATTGATACCAGCTATATTCTGCTCAGCGTTATTTGTTTTTTGTCCTGTAGCTTCATAAGCAGATCCTAATCCGTCCACAGTTTTTGATAAATCTTCATTCGCGCCACGGGCAGTATGGAGAGAAACAGTCATGATTCGCATCGCTTCTTCTGCTGTGTAACCGTCTTTAACTAACACAAGTAAACCTTCATTTATTTTTTCGGTACTAACACCAAACTTTTGAGAGTTAGCAAGGGAACTATCCCACATTCTGCTCATAACGTCGTTAACTTGTTGAGAAGTTAACCCAGTAGCGTTTACCTCTTTTCTAATATCAGCCATTTCATGTTGAAATTTAGACGCTTCATGCGCGGCGTATCCCATAGCACCAGCGATAGGAGTTGTAACTTTCATTGTCATATCTCTTCCGATATCGCTAACATCTTTACCCACTTGTTTCACTTTATTGCCGAATTCTTGAACATGTGAAGATGCTGTTTTAAAGCTAGTACCTACCTTTTGATGTAATGCATCTACTTCTCTTCCTAGTTCTATTTCAGCTTGTTTTGCTCTATTTAATTCTGTTTCTAGCTTCTTAACCTCTTCTGATTCAGCACCGAAAGCCCGTTTAGCATTTTCTAATTGTTGCGCTAAATTTCTTGATTGTTCACCCGCATTTTGTTGAGCTTGTTTTAAATAATCATATTGCAGTTTAGCTTTTGAAGTTTCCGAAGCATTTTTGCTTAATGAAGCTGCTTGTAATTCGTATGCAGATTTCAACTTATCAGATTCGGTTTTTAAACCAGAATGAGCACCTTTTAATTCTTCTAATTTCTGTTTCGACTTGCCTACTTCGCTATTGCGTAATGCTTCTGCTTCTTTAGCTTTCTTTAAATCTTCAGTTGTCGTTTTAATCTTGTTAGAAAGTTCAGCTTCAGCAATTTGCGCACGTTTCAATTCAACCTCTGCCTTTTGTGTTTCTATAGCATTGTCTCCCCACACTTTTTTTGTGCGTTCGAGTTGGTCGGCAGTTTCTTTCGTCTTTTGTTTAGCTAGTTCATATTGCTTTTCCAAACTAGATAATGAAGTTCCTAATTTATCCGTACTTGTCCCAGTTAATTTCATTTCAGTTTGCATTAATTTTAAATCTTGCTTTAACGCTTTATTAGCCGTATTCATTTGCTCTATCTTACTTTTATATTCAGACGTATCAGCCTTAAATTTAATTATGGTTTCCTTAGAAGGAGTAGCCATTTATTTTCCACTCTCCTTTTCTTGGATATAGGCTTTCCACCCCTCATAAGCACTTTTGTTTTCTGCTATTCTTTGTACGTCGCGTAATGGTAAATTCCAAAAGTCTTGTTCCGGTATTTCAAATATAAATACGTATAGACTATATAAGTCGACGACGCACTCAATTTCGAATTTAGGAAGCTTTAAGCCTTTTTTTTCGCTTTATCCTGGAACCCTTGCGCCATTTTATTTTTAGCTTCTTTCTTCATAACAGCTCCGAAGTATTCAAATGACTCTGACATATCAACGTTATAAACTGCCATGAATGCCTCAAATTCCATATATTCATTAGGGTTCGCTTCACGATAAGCGGCATAAACAATGCGGAATGTATCTAAAATATCTATATTTTGCATTCCACCTGCGCTTAATAGAGTGCTTAAAAATCCCTTGTCAATAATGCCTTCTTTTTCTAGTTTGAATAATGTTAAAGCATTTAAGTTAGGATTAGTCTTCACTACTTTACCGTTTGATAATGTGATTTCTTTTGTCATGTAATATCTCTCCTCGTAAAATATAGTTTAGATAAGCTTTTATACTCTTAAAGATTCTTAATATAAAACTTAAAATATACCAAAAGGTTCCTTACGGAATTTGGTTCGATACTGTTGAATTTCTCAGATACAATGGATGTATGGAAAGGATCCATCGGGAATTTGCTCCTCTCTCCTGTAGCTGCGTCTACGACAATAAGTCTGTTACCCGAGCCATTGCTATCACTACCAACACACTAGCTGTTTCGATAACGGATTGGGCTTTTGAATAGTAGTTCAAAAGGTAGCCCCCAAAAGTTGTCATTGTATTCTTGTAGGCGAGGTTGTGGTTATACAATGAGCTTCTGGGAAATCCCACAGTATCGAAGCATTTTCCAAATTATAAATGAAAGGAGGTCCTTCCAAATGAAATTATTTGTTGGTTTAGATGTCAGCTCTGAGAAACTAGATGTTTGTTTTTTATCAGACGATGATCAATTGACCGTTCTTCTAGAAGATAGTCTTGGTAACGACATAGAAGGTGCCAACCAAATCAAACAAAAAATCTTGGCATTTCAAAAAGTTTACTCGTTTTCTCAAATTGTGATTGGTATGGAGTCTACCTCCATGTATAGCTTTCACCCGGCAACATTTTTTAATGAGGACCGAGAACTACAACGTATCAATACCGTTGTTACAATTGAAAATCCTTTTCGAATTAAACAATTCAGCCGAATATTTGATGAAGATAAAACGGATAAAAATGATGCGATGCGAATCGCTGACTTTTTAAGAATCCAACGGTATACTACTTCTCCGATTAAAGAAGAGAAATATATGGCGCTACAACGCTTAACTCGAACACGTTACCAATTAATTGGACAGCTTGTAGAAACGAAACAACATTTTCTTGAAAATTTAACTTACAAATGCAACGCGCTCACGCGCGAGCTAAAAAATAACGATACGAATTCTTCCGTATTTGGTGCAACCTTACTGGCCTTAATGACAGAAGATTATGGGTTAGATGAATTAGCACTCATGCCCTTAACAGACTTCACTTCCTTACTTCAAGAAAAAGGAAACGGTCGATTTAAAAATCCGGAAGGATTAGCGAAAACGATTCAACGAGCCATTACAATGTCTTATCGTTTAAGTGAATTGGCTCAAGAATCTATCAATATTATTTTGAGTGTTCTGGCTCGTGAAATCCGTGCACTAGAAGCTAGTATTAAAGACCTTGATAAAGCGATTGAACAGCTCGTCATTGTCTTGCCAGAGTATCAATGTCTAACCAGTATTCCGGGTATTGGCAAAGTTTACGCTGCTGGATTACTTGCCGAAATTGGACAAATTCAACGTTTTGAAGATCAAACAAAACTAGCTAAATATGCCGGATTAAGTTGGAAAATCAAGCAATCAGGAAATTATCAGTCTGAGAATACACCCTTAACCAAACAAGGCAATCGTTATCTTCGCTATTACTTAGTTGAGGCTGCCAATTCAGTAAGAAGATATTTGCCTGAATATCAAGCGTTTTATCAAAAGAAATACAAAGAAACACCCAAACACCAACACAAAAGAGCCATCGTCTTAACCGCAAGAAAATTTGTGCGTCTGGTGGATACGCTACTACGTAACCATCAACTCTACACGCCACCAAGGAGCGTGGTAGAAAAATAACACTTTGTTATTGACGCAATCTTGGAAACGGCCCGAAAAAATTTCATTTTTTGGTCGGGTCTATTTCAGTATGCTTTAAAAACTGTACCTAGAAAAAATCAGTCTGGTTTTACTCTTGACTTATTACCACTAGACTTATAATCAAAATTAAAAGGCACTCATAAAGAGCGCCTTTGTAATGTGCATATATCCTTATTTTGTGGGGTTGCTTTTTTGTAATTCGGCAGAATTGAATTTCGTTAGCCATTTATTTTGAACCGTACTATTTAAGTTAATCCCTTCATAGTAGAACTCTCCGTATGCATCAGGTAGTGCCGTGATTTCAAGTTCAATTTCCGCTAATTCATCTGCTCCGTTTTCTACACTCTTTACAAACCCAGTAGCAGCAGAACAGTTAGGGAATGCGATTAATCGGTTATTTTCTTCAAATGTATCGTATTCTTCCGCGACGAACGAAAAGTCTTTACCTACACTGTCAATGCCGTACGAGTATACATCATCAATTAAACCTTTGTTTGTAATTCCAAAAACATCACGCGCAACTTTCAATTGCATATGTCCACTAATTTTAACAGTCACTTGTGTCGGCTTAGATTTTTTCTTTTGCGTAACACCGCCACATTTCTTTTCAATAGATTTAATTTCTGTTTCTGCATCTAGCTTACCAATACACCCAAAAGGCTCTGTTACTGCTTCTCCTTTAAAAAGTATACTCGCGTTTTTAATCTCGACCGCATCAAACGTATCAACTGTAACTGGCATATTATTGCCCTCCTAATGTTTTATTTATTTGCTCTATTAAAGATTTATTTAATTCCTCAATAGAGTCATTTACCTTTCGCTCAACACCACGCTCCATAAACTTCTGAGCCGCCTTTTTCTTACTTGTACCTAATCCCAAATCAGGGAAAACTAAATATCTATATTTCGGTTTTGGTTTTAATGTTAATGTTAAATTTTCTTTGGTGTCATCTTTAATAGATTGATATAGTTTGGCGTGGGCTTTCTTTCTATTCGATATAGGTATTAAACCAAGAACAGACTTTTTCATTACTGGTGCAATTTTAGACTTTAAATCTTCGTTTATTATCGTTTCAGCAACATTTGGTAATCGCTCAATATTTCTTTGCAAAGATTCAAATTGAGAAGTATCGATACTAAAATTAGCAGACATATTTAACATTCCGCGTTAATTCAAATGTAAGTACATCAACGAAAAATTCAGTATCTTTCTTCCTCATTTTATCTTTGAGCGATTTGTTACATGTGTGACCGGTTTGGTTTAATGAATTCATAAATTCAACTTGCAATGCATCCAAATCCTCACGATTTTCTGAAAAGTAATAAACCGTTACATCTTGTGTATATACACTTGCCCCCGCTTTAACAAACCCACCTGTTTCAAATACAACATGGTTGATTATGGATAGATTCGCTTCATCTTCCTGAACAGAATCCTGGTACACTTCTGCCGTGTGGAAGAAGGACTCTAAATGTTGGACGAGTTTACTATTAAACTTCTCAATTAATTCATTCAGTGTCATCAAGCCCACCTACCTTTTGCAAATAAAGATACATACTCTTTTTAAAGCGATCTGCTTTGATGATGCTATAAGAATGCCCCTGTAATTCAATTGTTAGGCTGTCAACATCCTTATTCTTGAACAGAGGAGCATATAACGTTTCGATTTTCATGTCTAACTTTTTATCAATACTTTCAGCGAATTGAATATCAGTTTCTCGACAAGAAAGTTCCGAAAATCTAAGTTTCATAATCTCGACATTTTCACGTCCGATTACTTTTTTAGCGCTATTTCGAATCGTTTTACTTTCCTTAACACGAATAAATCCGTCATTAAATGTTTTTCTATGCTGTTCAATCGTCATTTTTCTTTTTCCTTTCATCGATTGCGACGTGTAATATCAATCGTGAAAGTGGTTGTCTGAAATTGCTTTCGAAACTGTCTAACGCATTGTTGTATTCATAACGAATACGGTTAATAACTAGCTCCCTTGCGGATAAATTGACGGCTAGATCCAGTTCAACGCCTACTAAATCATTCATAAAGTAAACGGAACGATCTATAAGCTTTACGATGTCCTTGTCTTCTTCATCCCAGGTGATTGCTAGTGCATGTTTTACATCTTCTAACAAATCAAAAGGCGACTGTAACGTCGCCTGTAATTGATTATCGCTCATAAAAAAATCACCCCTTATTTTCCGGCAGGTGGTGTAGTTTCAACAGGAGGACAGCAACCTGTTGGTTCTTTCATTTTACTGATGTCATAAACTAAGAATGAATCGTTACGATCCGCTCGGCCATTCGCATACATTTTAGCAATGTATAAATCTTCATCTTCGATAGCACGTGTTTGATCATAAACATCTAAACGTTGCGCCCCACCTAATCCAAGGAAATAATCTTTTGCCATACCTGCAATTAATTTACCTTTCGGAACAGCGTTAGACTTAACAATTTTACCTGGAATCGGAAGAACATTATACGCATATGTTCCATCAGCGTTTGGACGGGTCGTGTAACCGTAAATTTTAGCCCAATAATCCACAGGATTTACGACCAACATTACGTTATCTGGATTGCGTTTCCCATCACGAGTAAGGGAAGCCATGATATTCCCTAAAGTGTAAGGAGAAAGATTTTCAAGGCTTCCGGTTACAGCTTTATCAGCGTGTACGCCACCAGAAACCGTATCGAGATCTTTCATCATACCAATTGGTTGGTCCTTACCAGTACCAGCGACAATAGCTAGCTCCAAAGCAATTTTTAAAGATTCAACTAACACGGTACGAACATAACGATCTAACCAAACCGGACCAAGATCAAGCATTGCTTTACATACTGGCATGAATGCTGATAATTTGTATTGCTCAATTTTAATCGTTTCAAAACCTTCATCTAAGAGTTCCTTATGAGCTGCGCATAATTTCCCCCAGAACGCCGTTTGAATATCTCCCTTTTTAAGAATCCATTCTGTTAGAGCACCAACGTTCACAAAGTTGATTTGTGATAATAATTCATGATTTTGAACTAAGTCTTCGAATACTCGTTCGATAACTGTTGGCGGTACTAATGCTTCTGTACCAGCAAATGAATTACCAGCAATTACTTGGTTGTAATATTTTGTTTCTTGGCTAGTTAAAGCACGTCCACCACGTGCAGCCAAGATAGTTTGATCACTAGATTGCACAGAAGCTTGTGCTAAAATTTCATTTTGAATACCTTGCGCGAATTGTACTAAAGCGTCATCTACCTGTTCAGGTGTTCCGCTTGCTAAAACTGCACTTAAATGTTGACGATTTTCAATTTGTGTTTCTAAATCTTTACCCATTTTGTATTACCTCCGATTTTTTGATAGTTTTTAATAAGGAATTCATAAATTGCATGGAACGTTCTGCGTTTTGTGCTCGTTTGTTAGCTTCATTTTCGACAACTACGTCAGCAGAATCAGTTTGTTCAGGTTCTTCCATAACATCTTCATTAGACTCGACGTCCACACGGTTTGCTACTGCATCAATAATTTCATCGCAGAAACCGTAAGATTTAGCAACTTCCGCAGACATATAAGTTTCATTGTCTAATAGTTCTTCTAATTCAAAGAATTCACCATTAAAACGGTTTTTATATGATTGAATTAAAGACGCATCAACATCTCGTAACATTTTTGCTTGTTTTTCTAAAGAATCAGCATTTCCAAACGCGTAAGTTGCAGCACGATGAACCATCATTGTAGTGTTAGAAGGCATGATAACTGTATCCGCTCCCATCGCGATTACGGAAGCGGCACTCGCACACAACCCATCAACAACAACCGTAATCTTCGACGAGTGATTACGTAAATAGTTACAAATAGCAACTCCTTCAAACGCATCACCGCCTCCAGAATGAATGTGTAATTCGATTTCATCTGCATCGATTTTGTCAAACATTTCACGAGTCTTTTTTGCGGTAATATCGCCCCACCAACCAGAACCAACTGTTCCATGCATATAAGCGGTAACTTTTTTACTTTCGTTATTGCTATCGTTGTTCTCCATCATCAGGAACTTTGGTTGAATCTTTTCCATTTCCAATTTCGTCACCCCCTTCCATCGTTCCACTTATCCTTGCTCTTTCATAGTTCTTAGTGACATAACGTTCATCAGCCCACTCTTCTTTTATTTGTTCTTTTCCTAATCGTTCTAGTACATCATTTATGCTCATGCCACCGACTGCGAATAACTTGTCAACTGCATTAGCAAACTTTGTAAGATCGAACAATTTGAAGTTGTCCATGTTGAATTTAATGTACGTTTTACTTAAAAATTGATTTCTGGAGAACATTTTTTTGTTATATTCGTTAGCAATCATTTCTCCTATCGGTCTTACGGCAAATACGATAAAGTTATCTAAATCTCCAGTAGGATTGGCTGTAGTTGAAATACCACCCTCACTTATTCCACTTAATAATGAAGGTGGTATGTGAAAAGCAGTAGCGACGAAATCAAGCATATCTTTAGCGAGATTTTTAATGTCTCTAGTATCTAGATTACGAGGTTCTTTACTTTGATCTTCCATTTGTACGTTGTCAGGTAAGAACATAATGGACACTAACTGTTCAAGATTCATATAATCTTTTGCTTTCTCTTCAAAAAGCTTTTGTGCAGCCTTTCCGTCTTCATCTGTTAATGAACTCATGAAACGACCTCTGAACATATAACGTATTCTTCCGTTACCTTTGTAATCTTTCATCGCTTTTGCAAGCAATAGCCCATACGAGTTATAAAGACTGTCAATAACACTGTTTATTGATTCTTCGGAAAGCCTCAGGTATAGAACGTCTTGTTCTCTAAATGTTTTAGTTAATAATTCGTTGTTAACCGAAACACTTTTGTAAACGTACTCATTAAAACCATTTGTAGTTTCACGATAAAATGATTCAGCTACCCACAGTTCTTCTCCTATGGGTAAAATTAACGCTTCATTGTTATAAATTAATTGATGGACAATCTTACACCAAAACTCATGCGCATTTTCATTTTTATTAGGCGCTACATTTAATTGATAGTAGTTCAGACTTCTTTTTAACTTACCGCTTCTATAAGATTCAAAATCACAAGCCGCTAAACTACGAGCAATTAAATCAATAGCAGCGTTCACATACAATTTCTTATAAGCAATTTCAGCTTTAAGTGTAATTACGCTACAATCAACATCCGGAGTCGTTCCATTATCACTTTTACCTAAAAAAGTTTTAAAAACATTACGAATCCCCATTTTTTCACCCCCTCGTATGATAAAGTTAGGTTTTTTAGGAAATGGATTTACCTATAAACCCGTGAGTATCTAGTTATATGAGATACTGATATTTGTAGATAGAGTGGTACCGGTCACCCCCTTGAATCTTGTATTCGGTTGAAAGATTGGTACCTCTGTCTAATAAGTAATTTACGAATGAGTTGGATGTTGGTGACTTTCTTAGTCATTCTTCGTATCTCTTACGAGGTAGTAGCACTTATTAGTTCAGAGGAGCACAAACACTATCTAATACTTATCAAAATAGGAGTGTATACGATGTTGTATTTAGGTATTGATATTGCCAAACATAAGCATTATGCATCTATTATGGATTCCAATGGGAATCCATTGGAAAAACCATTCCCAGTCTATAATCATAGAAAAGGAGGTCAGGCATTATTAACAAAAATATATCAACACATTGACGCTCCAACAGAAATTAAAATTGGAATGGAAGCTACTGGACATTACTGGTTAGCGTTATATTCCTTTTTGTTAGACCATGGGTTCTCCGTGATTGTACTAAACCCAATTCAAACGAACGCGTGGCGAAAAGGAACAGAGATTAGAAAAAGAAAAACAGATGCCATTGATGCGACAATGATCGCTGATATCATTAGATTTGGTAACTTTTTAGAAACGCCTCTTGTAGATGAAAAGATGTTTGCCCTCAAACAACTAAGTCGCTTTCGTAATTCTCTCGTAAGTAGTATGGGGGATTTAAAACGTAAATCACTTGTCGTATTAGATCAAACATTTCCTGAATACCAAAAGATGTTCTCAGACGTTTTCGGTAAAACTTCCGCAAAACTTTTACTGGAATACGCTTCTCCTAGTGACTATGAGCAAGTATCTATTGACGATTTAACCCAAATAATCGAACAAGCAAGTCGTAACCGACTAGGAAAAGAAAAAGCGCATCAAATCATTGAATCTGCCTCTCATTCATTTGGTATTACTTTCGGTAAAGAAGCATTCTCATTTCAGCTAAAAATGTTAATGGAGCAAATACACTTTATTGAGATTCAACTCAAACAATGTGAAGAACAAATGGACCAACTCCTTATTGAATTGGACACTCCAATAACTACAGTACCTGGCATTGGACCTATTTTAGGTGCCACTATACTTGGTGAGATTGGAGATATAAAACGATTTGATAAACCTTCAAAACTCGTCGCTTATGCGGGCATCGATGCCTCTGTATCTCAATCGGGCCAATATAACTCGACTAGCATGTCAATATCAAAGCGTGGCTCTTCCCATCTACGTAGAGCATTATTTCAAGCTGCCATTACTGGTTATAAATATGATCCAATTTTAAAAGCCTTTTATGAAAAGAAAAAACAGCAAGGAAAGCATTATTACGTTTGTATCTGTGCATTAGCAAGAAAATTATGTCATATCATTTACGCCATCTTAAAAAACAATAAACCTTATAAAGTCCCTATCCATACTGCCTAAAAATCAAGTTAATATCTTGATTTTTTTAGCCTTTTCTCAAGGTTTATTTGGCGTGCGCTTTTTTCAGCGAGTCCTTCTATTATTTATTCTGCATTCCATCCCTTGACTTTTCATAGTTGGTCTTCCTTAGAATGACCATACTTGCATATCGTTTAAATCGACTGCATAGTCTTCAAGATCACCATCGAAATTGAGGGCGTGTGTGAATGCAAAAAACCCGTCAGTTTTTCTTTTGACAGGGTCGATTTTTTTATATTCTTTTGAGCCATTTCCTAATTCGTCCACATAGATATTCCCACAATACCACCGCATAACAGGATCATCGTGGAAAACAATATTATGATTGATGAATAGATGTTGGATTAACGGATCTAACATAGCGTGAATATACGGACCGCGCCGCACTATCTCAACTCTTTCATTAAAACCAGCTTCTTCTAGTAAAGGTTTCAAAACTACAGAACGGAATTTATCAATCGCGATACGCTTAATGTCGTATGTTTTCGCTTTTTCTAAAAACCAATTGATAACACGTTTGGGCTCGATTTCTTTATCGCGGACGATGGTGAAGAGTCCTTTTTCCACACCAATATCGATAATATCTTGATTAATATCCTGCATTTTCAACGCCTGATGCCATATAAAAGTGTGATGAATCCAATAGCGCTTGCCTTGTCGTTTGAATAACAAACCGATGCTGCAAAAGTCGCGTAATTCTGCGTAGTCCACACCACCAATACATTCATATTTGTGTAAATCATCAGGTAAAGGTTGATCTGTTGCAAGAATATCCTCATAAGGAGCGATTTTATGTTGAAACAGTTGTTTGGGAATGTTCATACGTTTTGTCATGAATTCGACATGCATCGGAATAGACGTTTGACAGTCCGCCCATTCTTCTTTCATCGTTTCAAATAATTCTTTGTTATCTCTAATTGAAGGGTTAGCTTTTTCCCAGTTTGCAATGTCTTCCACTTCTTCTTCTGAATCTAATTTACAGATAAAGGGAAAAAGTTTACTATTTTCAACTTCACCTTCTAAAACAAGTCTTGCTTTTTCTTTTAAATCATCAAGTACTCCACCACGTACATATCCATCGGTAGTTAAATAGAATGTTCTACCATCTTTTACCTTACCTAGGGCGGAACGGAAAACCTTGATAGAAGCGTATTCTTCGTATTCATGTATTTCATCAAAACATACAGCTCCTGGTCTTAAACCGTCCTTTGTACGAGCATTCGAGGTGTGGTATTGAATTTTCGACTTTGTGCTTTTGTTTTGTATTAAAACCTTAGTAGGTTTATAGAAGGCTTTTTTCAGTTTCTTTTCGTGTTTCGGGTCCTCCAATACGTTTTTTACATCTTCAAATGTTGTTTTAGCCTGTTTTTCCGACGTTGCAACCCATTCTATATTGTAGTTATTAATACCGAACGTTTTAGATTGCATATAGAAGTTTTGATAACCAGCAAAACCGTTTTTGCCGCCACCACGGCCCATAAGGATTAATATTTGATTCCACACTAGACGGTCTGTATCTTTATATCGAACGCCGTACACACAAGCATTAACGAATTTTTGCCATGTAAATAATTTAAATGGGAAGTAAGGTTCTGGTACACTAACACTATCTTCAATCGCTTTTGTATCTATATATACATTTGGATCATCTAAAGTTCTTTTTACTAATTCGATCAATTGTTTTTGTTCTTTACATGCCTTTATTGTCCCATTCTCTATCAGTTCTATATATTCATCAATGTATGGATGATAATTATAAGTCGATGTCATCATCATCATCCTCTTCTACAACAACTTTTAAATTTAATTCATTTAGAATCTTTAACATTTGCGTATTAGTCTTATTCAACTCATTAATGCTATCGTTTTTCTTCATAAATCCATTCGCACCTAAAACTGACACGCCTCGATCTTTCACATCAGCTATCAATTTATTTTTTATATCCCAAAATGACATATAATCTTCTACTAAATCCATAAAATGAGCGTGTATGATACCGTTTGTGCCAAGTTGTTCATATAAATCATCTCTTATTTTATTTCTAAGCGTTTTTTCTCTGTTCTTTTGAAGCTTTGCAACCTTTTCTGAAACATTTTTTAGACCTTTTTCATTTATCATGTCTTCCCAATAACGGCTACGCCATGATTTAACAGTGCTAACAGATACACTATATTTATTCGCAATATCCTTGTATTTAACGCCTTCTAAGAAATCTTTAAACGCTAATTTATATTTACTTTGTTTTTCGCTCACAATATCATCACCCCGCTTTTTCAGTAGATTTTTTCGAAGATTCATTTTAAAACTGACACTTGTAAAAATAAAAATAATCATGTATAGTTTTAATTAATAGGAAACAGTGAACATGGTCCACCGATCACAAATACATATAGAAAAGTTTTTATCATCCCAAAGAAGGGATGGTATTTTTTTTGCCTTTTTTTCTGTTTCACGCGCGGAAGGCAAAAAATAAAAAGACAAATCTCCCCCTCGCGTTGCCCGGTCCCCCATCAAATTGTTTCTAGAAATGTTACCGGGGGTGTTATACGTGTGTGAAGCTGAAAATTTTTACTTTAAATTTATTTATTTGATCGCTAAACCGAAGAATAGCTCAGCGTATTCGATAACTGTTTCACCTTCTTGTCTTGTTAGGTTTAAGTATATCTCTAACCAATGATCTCTTAGGTTAGCTTTCACCTTCTCAAGTGATAGCTTCTCACATGCTTTAGGCTTGTGTATGTGTCGTATCTGTTTGTATGTTTCATAGATGTCTTTCCTAAACTGTTTGTACGTTTCAATGTCTTTATCGTTCATCATTATTTCATCTACAATAAAAGGACAACGTTTGATGAATGACAAGTCATATGTATTACCTTGTATCGTTAGGCTGTCCACACTTACCACCTCTCTTCATCTACTATCGTGCAGCGCTTCTTCACTATGTTCTTCTCTTTGTTATGTTCCTGATTATGACAACGAATGCACAGCGTTTCTAAGTTGCTTAATGTATACGCCAAGTCTGGTCTGTCACGTAACTCCTTGATGTGATGGACATTCCTACCCTTGCTATACTTACCTTTACGCTTGCATTCCTGGCACTCGCTATTATCTCGTTCGAGCGCTAACATTCTTATATGCTTCCGCCAATATGGATGCTTATAGAACTTAATGATCTTATCTTGCTCATATAGTTTATTAATCTCTTGTATTGTTAGAGGTTGCATGAACTAACATCACCCCTTAATCTTCTTTAAGAATCTTCCCACGAAATTGAGTATCAAGGCATTTCTCGCAATAAAAACTACCTAAGATGTGAATTGATCTGTTACCCATCGTAGTTGTTTTGCTATCCATTAATCGGTACTTATGTTCACACTCTTTATTTTGCTTAATATGTTGTTTGTACTTCCCTAACTTAAACGTATCTACAGAAGCACCATTACATTTAGGACAAACAATTACTTCTTGATATTTATCTTCTAATGCTATATTCAGGTAACCACAGGCTAAACAACATCTAGAAACCGCACTCATCTATCCTCACCCCTTCGATCCCGCTCGTTGTTCTATATATTCTCGGATAACAAATTGCATCGCTTGGCCTTCAGTAAAACCAGCATCAACTAATCCTTCTTTCATATAAAACAGCATTTCACCAATTGCTTTATATCCTTCATATACTTCTTTCATTTGATTATTCGACTTAGTTACATTAGCATCTTCCTTCATACGTTTTTCTAACTGTTCAATTACTTGTTCGCCGATCTTGTTAAGGTCTCCAAAGATATTAACTTTATATTCCATCCTTCATCCTCCTCCAAAATAAAAAGCACCTATTCCAGTGCTAACAACATTTCTTTATCGTTCATTTCTTCCAATAGCAACCACAACATGAATGCTCCATGCACACCAGCAACTTTTCTAATAAATAGGTGCTGATTATGTGGATCAAGTGTTTTTGTTATTTTAAAGATATTCTCTTTTGCCGTTTTCCAATCAATAGCACCTAATTCCTTATGCATATCTGTACACCATATTCTCGACAAGATATTCCTCACACCTAGAACAGCATCAAAAGCGTTTATTTTATAATCTTTAGTATTTACATGCCTTTTGACATCATCGAGAATTTCATCAAAAGCAAGGTTGAATGTATCGCATATAGGACTAAGATACTTAAAACTTATTTCACTAATATCCTGTACCATTGTCATCCTCCTCCAAAATAAAAAGCACCCGAATGGATGCTTTTTTATCATTTGCTTATTTACTTTTCGATTACGGTATGTGAAGTTTTATTCTTCTTTCAGCTAACAACCGCGACAGACACCACTGGAAAACTTATCAGGTTCTCCTAATTCTGTCTACCTAGGATGTTGTTAGCTCAAAGAAGAGCAAAAGCTCTCCCTAATAATGGTACCATTCAATCATTGCCATCTGCTGGTTTCGGATTTTATGTGCCATCATTACGAAATCGTTTAGACAACATATAGTTTATAAAGGAACATTGTGAGTTGTGTTTTCCGCCACTTCTCACAATACAAATATATCACGTGAATTCCAAAACAACCGGCACATATCCTGCCAAAAAACGGTCACGACTCTGCCACTTATTTTTCCTATCAATATCCTAACTAACTCTTTGCAACTGTTTTACCTAATTTATTAGTTTTTGGCAACTATTCTCTTGCCGCGCTCTTTCTCTAATGACTTACCCTTATCTTGTATTGTGTGTAACTGACCCCTTCGCCAAATCCCTTGCTATCATTGATTTCATTCTACTTTCTCTTTTGAGTTACACAGTACGAAATTTATGAGTAACTGTATAGATTTAAAAAGAAAAAGCAATGCTTAGATTTTAAATCTAGTCATTGCTTTATCCATTGCATCTTGGTTTACACCTATATAACGTAACGTGACCTTCTCTGACGAATGATTGAATATCTCCATAAGTAATGCTATGTTTTTTGTTTGCATGTACATATGATACCCGTATGTCTTTCTCAGTGTATGTGTTCCTATTTCATCTAATCCAAACTCTGCCGCTGCTCCACTTAATATCTTATATGCCATACTACGCCCGATAGGACGATTCTTCCCTTGTCTACTTTGTAATAAATACTCATTATCTTCTCTTTCTTCAATAAACCATTTAAGTTCTCTTTTCAGTGCTGCAGTAATTTGTATTCGTTTCTGTTTCCCGGTTTTCTTTTCTCTCATAGATATATGACTACCTTTAACATCTCCTACCTTCAATTTCAAAATGTCCGAGATTCTCAGGCCTGTATTGATTCCCATAATGAAGAGAATATAATTACGTAAGCTCTTTTCTTTAAGATACTCTTTTAACTGTTGTATTTCTTCTGGATCACGTATTGGCTGAACAAAATTCATTATTCATTACCTCCAGTTTCTTCAGACTCATAAACTTCTAATCTAAGAGCAAAAGCAAGTTTATAAAACACTCTAGCCTTAACTCGTCGATAAGTACGCTCACTCATGCCAAGTTCGTTATACACCATATAATCACATATATCTTCATCTTCTAAATAACGCTTAATAATAATGTTTCTTTGGTCCTTTCCAGCACGCCCATTACCCAAACGACTTAGGAATTGATCAATACGAAATGACGTTTTCTTAATCCACTCTTCCCGTTCACTTTGTTGTATATTAGCCATCGCTACCTCTTCTAATGGTTTCCCTACATCATTTGTAGGACCGTGATATCTAATTTCATAAGAAGGAGTGACTTTCATTTCTTCACGCATCATTCCAAACTGTCTGTATAAACGTACATTTTCAAGAACACCTTCTAATTTTTTCTGTGTTGCTGTTCTATCGATTTTTGGTAAGAAAGATAATTGTTTAGTCATGTAAGACCACTCCTTTTTATTTTTAAATTACTTTTGTCTTAAAGCTCCACGTCTACGTTCATAACGTGGGCCATGAATTCCCATTAAACCTTCAATGTCCCGAGTGCTTAACTTCTCTTTTCGCTTTTTCTTAGTTTTCTTTTTCGTTTGATTTGATTGTTTTTTCCACTCACGTAATTGGTCCTTAAGTGCCTTCATATTTCCCCATCTCCCTTTTAAAAATAAAAAGGACACCTATTCTTAAAACAGCCTTAACCGCTGCTTTAATGAATTGGTGTCCTCTAGTTTTCTAGCCGGACTGTATTTATTTTCTGATACTTGACTGCATGAAAAGATTCATCCATGCTTTATCTAATCTTTCTTTCTCATATTTTTGTATAGCCTTTGTGCGACGAGAAATTGCTTTTTTTAATTTCTTCTTCTTTAAATTATTCAATCCTCTCACTCCTTCTTCCAAAACACTTTTACTGTCCATTTTTGGGTGTTTTCATTAATTTAATACCTTATTACATTCAAAAAACTGATTGAATGTGAATTGTACCTATTTAACTTCAAAAGGATTATTTTATTCAAAAATACATTCTAAATGTGCATTGTATTTCGTTTGTTAAATAACCATAATGTTCTCCATCAAAGAAAATAGCTATGATTCTATCGTTACATGAAAACTCTTCTTGGAATTCTCTTTTTGCTACTTGTTTTGGTTTTAATGTATTAAATAACTCATGGTATTTCATTTTCTTCTACACCCCCTGAATAAAACTCAATATTCCGTTAACACTATAGGTAGAGGAATTTTTATATACCCATTAATTCCTCCCTTTCTTTAAGGGCTGGACAGTTAACTTTCGTTAGCTGTCCTTTATTCATTCGAATAATCATCATAACTTTGCGCATATTATCCATAGGCTGCTTTCTTAACAGTGTTTGCAGCCCGGAACCTTTTAATGGAGTAGTTAGCTTTTGCTAGCTGCTCTTTTTTCCGTACAGGTACCCATTTACTTTAAAATGAATAAACTATCTTGAACCCCACCTTTACCGACATCTATTGGTTCATCACTCACAAACAGAACCTTAATACACAGAATTTTTTTAAGCGAGCACTCTGGAACAAGTGCTCGTTTTACTTTGGCGTTTTTCTACAAAATGAAGTATTTATTTCAATCACACTTTTTAGAGACAAGCATATAGTATATTAATAATTGAAATTCCTTAAGATCTCCTTCTTAAGGCGCTTACTTAGAGCACATTCATAAATGTGCTCTAATTTTTTATAAAATTAATTATCAAATAGCGTTTTGGTTACAATCTATGGTTATCAATATCTTGAATTACTTTATTTAAAATTCGTTTCACTTCATTTTTCTTCCGCTCTTCAGGATGCAAAACGATCTCATTAACCCTAAACCCAAGCAATTCAATACCCTCTAAATCACCGTCCAATAATTTTCGTAAATTATAACTATGATACTCATCGGTTATCTCAATAGTCAGTTCTAACTTTTTCCCGACAGGAAATTCGAGGCCCTTTGCGACTTTTCTAAAATCTTCATTTTCCTCCATTAACTTGTTGTGACGATCTAGTAATTCATCGTATTTATCCGTTTTGGTTACTTTTATCATCTTGATCCGCCTTTCTGCTCAAATAGCGTTTGGGTTTAACTATAACTTTTTATCAATACCTACCCCTATACATCGGATATCTACCACTGTACAAGGCAGATACATCTTTTTCGCTTTTAAAAACTCCTTAACAGCTTCAAATGCTTCTCTGTCTGTTTCTGGTCCTTGAACATCGACAAAAAATTCTTTCTTAGATTCATCTTCCTGAATCAATACATTCCATACATTCCCGGTTTTTTTTATGGTGATAAAAGAAATTCTTCTCCCTATGTTGATACTGGACACCTTCTTGTTTCGGATAATATTCGAGGAAACTATCTCCGCAATGTGGACAGTATGCGATATCCGGAACACTAGAAAATTGACCTATTTTGAATTTGAATGAACACATTTCACATTGAAGACTCAGAGCCATCCCCATTCCCCCTTTTCTCCAAAATAACGATTTTATGAAAATGCTTTTTTAATTCTTTCATCAATAAAATTCCGATCATTATCCCAGCAGTAAGCCTCATAGAGTCTAATTTCTTCTAATAAATACTCTAATTCCTCAACACGACCAATTACCTTATCAAGCAATTGCATCATATCTAATTCATTTGTTAAATCCTCTTGAAGTGCTTTCCATTTACTTCTTTGGCGAAAATGAATATTCCATGCTTGTTGTGGTGTAAAACCTATCCCCATTAATTCCTTTACATTCTCTGGTATTTCGAATTTACAACTTACACTAACTTCTTGAGGAACTGATACACTATGCTTACTATCGGTATTGAAGTTAAACTCAACGTCTTTCACTTCCGCCACCTTCATCGGCTTACCATCTTTCTCAACGAAAAACACAGCATCTTTAATATCTTTAAGTGTATGATCCATATTGTTTTATCCTTTCAAATAAAGATTTTATTCAGACTTGCACATAAACTGAAAACATACATAAAATTTAATTGCCGATACTTTTTAATATAAATCTTGGTCAAAGAACGCTTTCCCATGCGTTCTTTTTTTCTGTTCAAATAAGGATTTTGTTAAATTTTCAATAGCTATAAAACACTCAGCAACCTTACAAACATGTAATAAAAATGTAAGCTTATTGAATATTAGTTATCCTACTTGTATAGTAAAATTCATTTGAGAGATACTTATCTCACCTTATTTAAAATAACTTGATTAGGAAGTGTAAAAACATGACTAGTTTTTTATTAAAAGAAGTTGGAATTATAGGTACTTCCTTCGTTTTAAGTCTTGTTATTTTTTCATTTGCAGCTATCATAAACAAATTAATTAAATTCAAATAAATATTTTGTTGAATTTTTTACTACCAATCACCAAAAAAATCTTATAATCTTTATATGTAAACTTACCTTTAGGAATAGATAAAATGCCAATTACACTCGAACTTGTTCTTTTCATCCTTATAGCAATTAGTGCTGTTGGCTATTTGTTAAAAGAATCTCAAAAAACTAAGAAAAGAACCCTTGGAATTTCACTAGAACTTTTAGTTCTTTTCTGGTCAATATGGAGAATATCGACTATCATAATCCGAATTTTAGAATATAATCTCTCGTGAATGAAATTCAATATTCCGTCAATACTGTATATGACATCAAATTTTCTCCTTGTTCCCCCTTGGAGATGAGCAGTTAGCTTTTGCTAGCTGCTCTTTTATCTCTTTCTTGCTCTTGCTTCTTAAAGAATTCTTTAACTGCGCTTTCCCAATAAGTACACATTATCCATTCCTCCTTGAATAAATCCCTAAACCTTGTCCATACTATAAATACACTTGAGTTCTGAACTTCCTTCTTAATGCTTTTCTGGAGAGCAGTTAGCTTTTGCTGGCTGCTCTTTTATTTGTAAAAATGCACGCAATTGACTGTACACGCATAAAATATTTTGTGTTCCTTTCTTTATAAATTGAAAGAGTCATTACAAAATGAATCTCGTCACGAGAGCACTTTATTAAGTGCTCTTTTCGTATTTCAAATACATACAAAATGAAATTTTCATTGTAATCTTCCTTTGTATATCTTCTTGATCTCCGTTTCAGTGAAGTCCTCATACACCGTAAACACTTCTGGAAACTGACTCAAGCACATGTCGATGATCATGTCATCAGTTGTTCTAACGAAGAAGTACTTAACCTCACCCAAGTAATCGTTGTGTAGGTAATAACTCCTAATCTCGCATCGATATCCGTTAGCTTCCAAGACTTCATACAGCTTGTTTTTCGTTTCATCCATTTCAAATATTGATAACTGCCCCTCCGCAATATCCATTTGTTCAATCATTTCTCCATTCCCCTTTCGATTTGACTGAAAAGTTATTTTTTATCCTTGTACTCCATCTCTAAAAATTCAGCTGAATCGATTTCTTTCATTATCAATTCTTCTAGAAAGTAAAACGCTTCTTGTTCCCCTTCGTTTTCCCTTATATTTTGAAACCGTAATTTTTATTCTTCATCTAATTCAAATTTCACCTTCGCTTCTAAAACCATCATTCATCCTCCTTATTTATTAAAATGAAGTATTTATTTCAATCACACTTTTTAGAGACAAGCATATAGTATATTAATAATTGAAATTCCTTAAGATCTCCTTCTTAAGGCGCTTACTTAGAGCACATTCATAAATGTGCTCTATTTTTTTATAAAATTAATTATCAAATAGCGTTTTGGTTAAAGTTTCTTAACATATTCCCAAACATCATCTATTTTTTGATTTTGTATATTCATTATTTCTTTATAGTTATCTAATCGTTTTTCTAGGTTCTTTAAATCTAACTTTATACAAATAATGTGGCCCAGCAAAATAAAGATGGCTATCCATAAAAATTGCTCCATTCCGTCTACCTCACTTTCCTATAGAATTCAAATAATGATTTTCTTTCGTTTCACACTCAGGTACATGATGTACCTACCTCCCTATGATACTTTCATTGATTTTATCGATTAACTCTTCTAGTTCAGCCGCTGTTTCCATATCCGTCGTGTTGTCTGCAATCTCTGTTAACTTTGCAGATAGTGCTAATAAAAATCTGTGGATGTTTTCCCTTCGCCTCCTGAATAAAATTTTATATTATGCTCATACTATTCGTACGCTCTAACAAAAGCTTTTCTTTCGAACTCGAATTGTTAATCGACCTTTATTCCCTTTTGAATTAAGAAATAAATTCATCCTTTCCTTTACACATATCAAAAACGGAGAGTGCGCGAAATGGAATCAGCAGGACAACCTATTCAAAACGAAAAACAATTAGAAACAATCAAAACCATCCTCTTACAGTCTTCGAAACGTGATGGTTTATTATTCATGTTAGCTGTAAATTCCGGCTTAAAAGTAAGTGAAATCTTAAAATTACAAGTCGGTGATGTACTTGATGAAGACGAAAATGTTCGCCCTTCCATTTTATTTTATGATAAAAAAGTAAGGGCACATAAATGGTTCGCCGTAAACGAGAATTTACAACATGCAATCAAAGACTATATGAAAGAACGTAAAGTTTGGAAACCAAATGAGCCATTATTAAAGTCTCAAAAAGGGACACAGTCCATTACGAGGCAACACGCATGGCACATTTTAAACACAGCTGCCATTAAAGTTGGGCTAGAAAGAATTAGCTCGCATACACTCCGAAAAACTTGGGGATATTATGCATACAAATCTGGTGTTGACATCGCATTTTTACAACATTTCTTTGGCCATAGTAGTCCATCAACAACTTTAAAATATATAGCTGCAATAAAAAAGTCGGTTTAGTTTTTGGTGTATAAATAAATGAAACCTACACATACTATAAACACACTTGATTTCTAAACTTTTCATTTATTTCTCCCATTGGAACTCTGTCAAAGGAGTTCCTTTTTTATGCTTTATTTCAGAAGGGAAAACGACTTTCTAACCTCTCCATGACCTTTGGTATTCAAACAAGATTAGAGCGAAAGTTTTCCCCTGTAGTTAGGGCGGTTTTCAGTAATTATTGGTACGTTTACTACTTTATTTAGTTTTCATCTTGCTTAAGCGATATCACAGGGATTGAAAATAATAATTTTAGTAGAGGGAATAGTGTCCCTAAAATAATCGCTGGAATATCTATTACTACCCATAAAATGTGGTACAACTTAATACTCTTCGCTGCGTAACCAATTGTTGATTCTTTTAGACCACTGTTAAAAATCCAAAATGCTCTAATCAATGTATACAGTGAATAAATGCCCAACAAGCTAATTTGCCACCAAGTTAAATCTGTAATTAATGTACTCATTGCTTATCCCTCCATTTTTAACAAAATTCAAATTTTATTTCATTCCGGTTGACTATCATTTGAAAAATCGGAAATATTTACTCGATGTTTTTTCTGAATACTCATGCTATTATGTAGTTGCTGATGTTCACCATCCCGTGCACTCAGTAACTGCATCCACTGACTCTACTCTCACCCTTTTGAGAGTAGAGTTTTTAATTACAGGATTACCTTTGAATAGCATAATTTTATTTGAACTTATTCGTAATCGTTGTTTGTGTATGAGACACTTTGCCCTTTACCCAATATAAGACTTGCTGTCCGTAGCCGCTCTTTGGGGGTTCTTCAAAGCTGATTTTCCCATCCACCACAATGTAGATGCCGTTTGTTTTCATGTCTATTTCTCTTTTCATCTATGTCTGTTCTCCTTTGCATTGGCTTGTCCTTTTTAGGAAATTCCTGTGCTCTCTTGATAAAAATGCCCTTAGTCCAGCTCCATAATTTCTTTCAATGTTCGATTGGACACATATACTTTAATGATTTGAATTCTCCCGTATGTTTCTACTGCTTTTTCTTTTGCTTCAGCCTCTGTATTCACTTCAAACCAACGTAACTTCTGTTTTTCATCTCGGTCAAAAAATTCTACTGCATAGGTAGGTGTTACTGAATGATTATAGAGGAATTTCTCAGCCGTACTATGCGCTGTATAATCCATGTTCCCTACGATATCTTCAAAGGTTAATTGTTCCATACACTCAACTCCATTCCCACAAAATGATTGATTTCTCCCCTTTACCGTCTATAACTTTCTCCCTCAACTTCAATCAAATAGTCATTTGCCATCCCTAGCAATCTATCAGCAGCTGCAAACCCAATTTTTTCGGGTAAGGTATATTCATCTTCATTTGAGCTAAAAATGATGGGCGCTTTACGCTTATATCGCTCATTAATGATTTCGTAATACATTTCTTCACGAGATTCTGTATGCTTGCTCTTACCTAGATCATCCCAAACCAGCACATCCGCATACTCTACGACTGTATGGAGCTTTTCAAAGTACTCCTTTTTATCATCACGCTTTGCTGACATAATCTCTGTCATAAAAGTGACATCACTTATACAAATTACTCTGCACCCTCTTGGTTGTGCATTTACAATGTCTTTATTTACAGTTTGAACATTTTGTATAATCCATCTAGCAGCTGCTATTTGTAGATGTGTTTTACCTAATCCGTAATTGTTGTGAAATTTCATTTTCTCAACCCGTTCATTGATGGATAAAGCTTTTAATCTTGCCTCGCCATAGGTAGCGATATATCCAAAGCTATTGCGCTTCGTATCCCTGATTTCATTAAACTTTTTTAAGTATTCCATCATGCTGTTAAACATTTTCTTTTGCATATCGGTATGACGAATATAATTTTTAAAACGTGCTTCTTCAAACTCTTCTGGTATCATTGCATTTTTCAACCTTGCTATTTCAGATTGTTTCTTTTGGCAATCACACATTCTACCTGTCCATCCATTTAAGATCATTCCCGTTCCACTGCATAACGGACAGGTATCATTAAGCGTCTTCTCCGAGCCATTCAATGTTATTTTCATATTCTTGTTGTGATTCCTCTCGTTCCTTGTCTGTAAGCTCTCTCCACTTTCTTGTTGGTTCTGGCAGTTTTTCATAGCCCTCTTTTGCAAATCTGCCATGACTTCCGCTATGCTTGCGAATCTGCTCATTTTTCTTCACCTCGTGTTCTTCTTTGGCTTCAATCACTAGCCTGTCCCATTGCTTTCTCAACTTACTAGGTGACAATATATTCTTTTTCCAGAAGGAATGATTCTGAGACCATTCCAAGAGATACACAATTTGTTGATTTGTTTTCTTGTCTCTTTCGCGAATTAAACGGAATTCATTAGCCCACTTCTCGATGTTCGGTTCTTTATGTTCTGGGTTAGTTTCTAAAATTAACTGGAATAACAATTTGGCATGCTCCATGTCGCAAGTTTCAAACTTGTGACATGAATTCTTTTTATTTGTAGTAATCTCTGTAGTAATCTTTGTATTTGTCCCACGTTTCAATGTAGGAGCCTCCTCCGTTTTAGTGTGGGAGCCTCTCTCATTAGAATGTGGGAGGGTGTCACTTTCTGATGTGATAGGGTCTTGATATAAAATAGAAATTTTTTCGATGTTCTTCACAATTGGTTCCACATACATAACGTTGTTATGCCTCGATCCGTTAACTATGATCGTACGAAATTCAATCGCGATTAATTCTCTTTTCACTAAGTATTTGCATGCTTCTTGTACTTGTCTTTTGGTAAAACCAAATGAATCAGCTAATTGTTGATAACTTTTTTGAAGTTTGTCTGCTTTAAATTTTTGTTTATATTGGATTTCATTCGTTCTTTCATCCTTTATTTCAGTTGGTTTATACCAATAAAAAATTTCGCTAAGTATTGTAATCGCAACCATATATGGCTTGCCGTTTTCTAGAGTAAGGTACTTAAACCACCCCTGGTCTAAAGTGTTACCTTGAAGATTTATTCTTGCGACTTTTATTACATTGGTATTCATCCCGTCACCCTTCTCTATCTAACATTTTTTCAATATATCTTTATTGCCAAAGTATTTGATATTTCTCAACATAAAGATTGAATATTTTTAATTTAAAATCTTTTATTTTTCATTTTTTCCTGTTAGAATGATGAATAAGTTGTATTCTTTCACGAAATACCCTGACTTTTGACCTGCTATAACAGGTCTTTTTTTGCATATCGTGCGTAACATGTGTTATGATGGACAACATATATGTTTCTATTAGATCACCAGCCCCAACTGGTGGTTTCTCTTTATCATCCTTTTCCCTAAGAAAAAGGATTTTTGTTTCATTGGCCTATAATTCGGATTCATTTTTAAAAATGCACGTGTTTTTTTCGTATGAACAGTAGATTTTTTCATCTCTAATTCCCTAGCAATTTCTTCTGTGGTATACCCCTCACCAACATGAAGAATAATAGCCTTTTCTTGTTCTTCCAATACACTTGTTACTTCTTCAAACTCAATGGATAACATTACTACTTCTTCCACGTCTATTGGAGAAACTGCGTAGAATTCATTTACAGTTTCCTCCTCTCGATGCAAATCAATTGAATGAATATTCATTTTATTCCTTTCCTCATGACTCACTCTTCTACTTACCTTAAACGGCGTTCCTTTCAAGTGAAGCTCATCACTCATTGCCCATTTCATGCCTTTCATCACGTATGCATTGAATGTATCTACTCTCTCTGGATCATAATTTACACAATGCTCCCATAAATACAGATGGCCAACTTGAATTAAATCATCCAAATCCATATTGTTTATTTCTGCAATCTGTCCAGCTCTTGCAATACTTCCAAATTGTTGCTTGATCGCTGCAATCACTAAATATTTCTTTTCTTCAAATAATTTTTCTGCTGTCATTTTTTTTACCATCCTTTCTTGTTTTTAAATAGAATAGTTTGCTATACTATAAGAGCATTCCGGTACTTAACTTACTCCTGTTAGGTATACTGTTCTAGACTGATATTGCCGATGAGAAGGCCTATTTTAAGGTCTTTTCGTCACTTTGGAAGCATTTACATAAAGATAATTCTGAATATATCTGTTATACTATCTATGATGAATGTCAGTGCACGAAACAAGTAGTATGACCTATGTACAGAAGAAGTCCTATTTTATAGGGCTTTTTTACTCTTAACAGTACTCCTCAGAAAGCGTACTACCATGCGCTCTCTTCACAACTGAAGCATTGATTCCTCTACTTTTTAAATGTTCCACAATCCCTAGAATGCTTTTACGATCCTGCTCAAGTTGGTTATCATATTTTTCTTTCTCACGGTATAACGCTATAAGCTCCCTTCGAGCCAATCTTGCTTCTTTAATCCAAGTACAAAGTAACAATGGATCATTCTTTTGAATCGCCTCTATTTGCTTCTTTTCACAATGCTGTAAAAATTCATCTAGTATTTGTTTTTTCTGTACATCTTTCTTTAAAACTGATAACGTCATAGCGCTTTCTCCCCTCAAATTCATTCCACATCTTTTGTAAACTCTTTAATCGGTTTACCTAGTGCATAAACAGCAACTAGAAGCCCACAGATCAGAAACCCAGTGATACATACTGAAAAAACACTTTCTTCCATCATGGCTATTTCCTCCTTCTAGCTTTTTTACATCTCAGAGAACTTAATTTGAGAGTTTACTATATTAATTTTCTCACTTAGCACAATAGGTAACGTATACTCTCCAACAATCTTTGTTGCGAGTGCTAAATGACCACGTTTAATTGCTTTATGGCTTGTTACTCCGAATTCACGGTATAGCTGGTTATAGATATCACGGTAGACTTTACCTCTAATCCCCGCATGTTGGTACGCATTAGATTGTTTACCACCTAATAGTGCAACGCCATGACGCTTAACTGCATTGGATATTTCGTCACATTCTACTGCGAATAACGGAGCATTCTCTCGTAAGTCTTTGACATCTGATTTGATGTGCTGAAGTTCCTGTTTTTGCCCTTCTAACGCTTCAAAAGTAAGCTTTAAAATACTCATGGGATCTGTAGGAACTTGTTGCTGTTTTTTGATGTATTCCTTCATACGTTTAAATTCTTGTATAAATCGAACTTTTGTTTGCACTGCTTCTTTCGTGTTGTACCCAAAAACAACCAATGTAAATGCTTCTTCTGTTAAATTGTACTTTAGATATTTTCGACCACGTTCATTTGTGTAAGTTGACTGGTAAAAATTAACCCGTGAAAACTCTTCACCTGCATAATCAATTTGAGTGCGTATATCCTTTAACACGTTGTTGTGATCCTTATTAAATATTTCAGCGATTGTTAACGAATCTGTTACTACCTCACCATGCTCTTCAAACACCAGTTCATTATGTAGCGGTTGCTCGTTTGATACTGTTAATTGATCCATATAAAACCCTCCTCATTTTTAATAATGCTTGTCCACCCTATGCACTTGGAATGACTCGTATTGAGTTCGTATGACGATGTACTAAATGTAATTCGCCATCTATTTTCTTAAAGATTAGCCAATTATCAGGATTTAAATTATATGAATTGATATGTATCTTCTCTCGTTTAGTTGGTCTTTTACCGTTTTTCATACGTGCTTCTCTCCCTTTTATCGTTATTTTGCAAACAGCTCGTCCACTGTTGTTTTGAAGTATTTTGCTAGTTTCTGAGCTTCTTTTAGGGTGAAATCACTTTTACCGTGTTCCTTAGCAAAATATGTTCTCGGTGAAATATGGATTAAATTTGCAATTGCTTCTTGCGTCATACGTTGCTCTTTTCGAGCAATAAATAAGTTTTTGTGCATGGATATCATTCCTTTTCTAATTAAATTAGTTTTCAATCATAATCCAACATAAAGTTAACACTGTTAACATATTAGTTAAAAAAAATCGATGAATAAATCATCCATTGGAATTTTAAAAACTTCCGACATCCCTAATAATTTTGAGGTTGTTGGCTGGATTTTTCCGTTTTCCATTAAATTAACTAAAGAATGACTACAGTTTAATAATTGAGCCAATTCCCTCTGTGAAAACCCCTTATTTTTTCTTAATAAAGACAGTTTCTTCCCATTAAATTTTTTCATTTTCGCCCTCCATCTGTTACCTGTGTTAACATCATACACTAAATATATTTTCTTTGTAAACCCTTTTTATCTTTTTTTAATATCTTGTTCTTTAAAAAACATTGCTTTGTTATACTTTTTTAGTTATCATAATCAATAGAAAAGTTTAATTCAGTTAACCGGAGGGTGTTAGTAATGGTAACGTTAGGAGAGCGTATAAAGTCTATTCGTACGAAAAAGAACATATCACAAAAAGAACTAGCGGAAGCTTTAAATGTAAATAGGTCTGCGATTTCCTTATACGAAACCAATAGAAAGAGCCCTTCACGAGAGAACACTTATAAAATAGCTACTGTCTTAGGCGTCTCTATCGACTATTTATTGGGTATGCAAACCGACCTTTCACTTGAAACAGAAAAAATAAATTCGGAAACTGTTCATCTCATGAAACGTCTCGACAATATGCCGCAAGAAACAAAACAAAACATTATAAAATTAATTGATGATTTAATTAAAATACACGAAAAAAGCCATGATTAATTATTATTAATCATGGCTTTAATTTTACTAACTGCAAGTATGTATTCTTCATCCTCACTAAAAATTTGTTCTAACATTAACATCTTTTTAATTTTATCTTCAGTGTTTTCCTGTTTAATTTTTTTAACATTTATCTTGTTCATTTGTCTAATCTCTCCTAAAGTAATAATCTCATCACCCATTGTAAATTAGCACCTTTTTTATAATTTTATTACTAATTTTTATAGATGTCTCAAGACTAGCCAAAAAACAAAATGCTTTTTTTTAGCAAAATATATTGACAAATAAAAAAAGACCCACTTTTTCAACTTCACTAAGTGGGTCCATATAATTCAACCGCCTGGTCTAACATCCATATAATTAGTGTATTTATCCAAAACCTTTCCTTCTAATCCCTTATTAGGGACAAATGGCATCATCATTAAAGTTAACATCACTGAAAATATCAATATTCTCTTCTTCAACTTCATTCCCTCCCACTTCTTGTTTATAATCCATCATCCACTTAATTATAGCAGAATCTTCCCCTCTCTTATATAATTCTCTTGCGCTTAGACTGGAAAAAAAGTAATTGCCTTGAGTAAAGAATTGCTGAAGACATTTATGTAAGCTTTCATTAGACATATCTTGCATTGCCTTAAATAACACAATAAAGTCTTCCTTTTCTTTTTGATAAAAAACTTGAGCATATTTATCGACGTCAGCCAATACACTAGCCGTTCCGTCTGTTTCCGCAGCATAATACATTTCTACCATTTTCATATTATAAAACGCCTCATTCTCGTAGCCCTGATCACCAATCCATTTAGATAAATTATATGATTCTTTTACCATTGATAAACATTTCTGTTTATTTTCAAGTAAATAAGACATGCCAATTATATATGATGCATCTGAAATAGCTTTGATACCAACGTTTGCATTTTTAATAATAGAAGCATATTTTCTTGCCATATCTCTATTATTTGATCGTAGATGTACAGGTGCTAAGACTTCGTATACCTTATAAAAATAGCAATGCTGGAGAAAATCCTTACGTCCACCACTTAACTGTTTGAGTCTCTGCTCTATTTCTTTGCCAAGCCCAATCATCATTGGAAACTCTTTAGAAAAATAGTAACCATAGCATTTCATAATGCTAATTAATATTCGCAAACAACAATCTGTAGGTTGTCGTAAGTTATTTATTTCTTCAATCAGTGATTCCCCATCAATCTGCCTTAGCATATATTGATACAGTATTTCGTAAACATCCACAAACTCCTGAATACTTCCTTTATCTTTTCGATATTTTCCTATCAAACGTTTTAACAATTCAATATCCCTAGTAATCGAAGCGTACTCAAAGCTTTGTTTGATTAGTTCTGTTGTATCAACTTTCAAGCAGAAATCACGCATTATAGTTTTGTAGTTTTCATCAGGCAACGTTAATACTTGCGACAATTTCAAGAGACTACAAAAACTAATTGTCCCACTTTTTTTGAACTTAGACATATATTGGGGACTTACTCCAATAGCCTCAGCAACACTCCCATATGTTAGCTCTGGGCTATTGTCAATTAATTCGCAAATTTCAACGTGTAGCGGCTTCAAAGTATTCTTCCCTCCATCCGGTAACATAAAAAGCCCCCCCTTAATTTTCTCAACTCAGGACACATTTTAAAATTACTAGGTGTGTGTTACACTGACGAAGAACTCGTATGATGCAAATGTTTGTCCTAAGGTAGCTAGGATGAACAGTGTGACAGGCTTTGTTAGTTGTACCTCTTACACACGCTCTGCGAGTTTTTATGCTTTTATTTATTTTGTTTTTTACGATTATTCTGTCTATTGATTCTACAGAAACCTATTTACTGTATACAGAGCTAATTTTAGCACGGGCTCATATTCTATTCCACACTAAAATTTATTTCTCAATATAACTTCTGAGAAAAATGTTGAAAATATTTGAATGCAGTTTCATATGTTTTATATTCGTAATGAGCATTGGTTCGTTTTTCAATATATTCTGCTAAAACCCATGTAGAAACCAGCCATTTTTTAATAATTGCACCCCACCAATTTGAAAACAT